AATTTATTATATATTATTATTATTTATATTTATATTTATATATTTTTTTATTCCTTCCCCCACCCCCAGTATTAATATACACTATATATAGGCAAATTAGCATAGACATATATCTTTGTAAGATTATCTCTTGTAATAAATATTTTTGTATGCCTATAATGATTCATATTAAAAAATAAAGGAGTTAATATGGAAAATACATATAAATCAGTATTTGAAACCTTATCTAAGGTAGATGTTACTGGAAAAACAGAACAGAAAGGAAAATATTTCTATCTTAAATGGTCTTATGCTTGGCATATCTTCAATCATTTCTATCCTGAAGTACAAGTAAAATGGTTAGAGCCATTTACTTATGACAATGGAACAATGATTTTAAGATGTCGTGTTGAGATTGGTGATCTTTACAAAGAGGGTTGGTTGCCTGTCTACGATAATAACTATAATGCTATAGAAAACCCTAGAGCAGATGACATTCAAGACAACATGCAAAGGGTTATGGTAAAAAACATGTCACTATTCGGTTTAGGATTACAGTTGTATCATAACGGACAATCAAAACCTGAAGAACTAAATCTTGTTGGCGAGATTAACGATCCTATTTTAGAAGATATATCTATATCTAAAGATAAAATTAATGAGATAACTAAACAGCTTAAAAATGGGGGTTTAAAAGATGGAAACACAAACGAAGTTGAATTCGCAAAAATCCTTTAACCTTAGAAGTAGTTTATTTAAAGATTATGCCTTTGGATTAAAATATAAATCTGCTGGTCAATTCTTTATGTCACCTACACAAAGAGCAAGAAGACTAGAGTATGATTTAGGAATATCAGTAGAGCCTGAGATGGATAGCTTTGCAATTCCATATATAGAATATGGTCTAAAATTTGAAATGTCAGGTATTGCTAAACATATCTTAGTTAATAAGCAGATGATTAAAGACTATGGTGATAATCAGCAAAATTATATAATCCAAAATTGGTTGAACTTAAAAGAAGATGTTGTTGTCGATATTTCTACAACTCCAGATGGCTTGAGTCTAGATGAATCAACAGTAATTGAAGTGAAATGTAGTAAAATGGGTAAGGGATTATATCCTCAATTCCCTAAACAGTATTTACCACAGATAGCTGGTCAGATGATGATTCTAAACATGCTTGGAGTACCTGTAAAACAAGTACATTTAGTTAATTGGAATCCTACAGAAAGCAAAATATGGTGTTTTAAGAGAGATCAAGACTATGAAAACTACCTAATTAGCCATCTTGAGCAGTATTCAATGGTTTTATTGGGTAAAGCTGAGCTAGAAAAACCAGTTAAATATGAAAAAGAGTTAGATATACAACTAATTTATGGAGAAGAATAATGTTATTAGTTAGAGTTTATAAAGATATTGAGGTTGAAAATAATGATGACTATATACAAAATGCCATAGCAATAGCTACTGATTTTGCTGGTGATTTTGATACAGAAATAATAGAGGAGAAAAATAATGGATAAAATGCTAGAAGTTTTAGAGTCAGTTCGTAAAAGAGATGACATTACAGAAAGTAAAAAGATAGAGATTATTAAGAAGTTAGTTCGTGATGATCTAGGTAAATTATTAAACACAATACAGGAGAGAAAATAATGGAAAAAGGTAAACCAACATATTTTAACTTGTTTCTAAATGAAGAAACATATGGAGATTTAATTGATGGAGTTTTTTCTAAAATGGAAATAACTAAAGAACAAACTGGGAAATCACCTAGACCACTACTTAGTAATAGAAAGTGTCAAATCGCAGAAACTATAACTATTCCTGCTGGAACAGACTTAGATATTACCCTATGGTTAAATAAAAGAGATGAAAAGAGGTCTGCTAGTATTAGTATAAAACTTGCTGAAGACTATCAAGGCTCTAGTGGGTATAGGAAGTCTTCAGGGAAAGACTATGTTGCAAAATCTGCTGGTGAAGACACATCTGTTTTTGGATCGCCACCCATTAGAAATGATGAAGATGATGTGCCTTTTTAATGAGTACTTATAATCAAAATTACTATGAACAAAACAAGAAAAGAATTTCTTTATATAACCAAAATAGAAGAAAATCTAATCCTGATGTAGTTTTGAAAGAGAGAGCATCTTATGAACAAAAGGGTAATGAATATCGTTTAAGATCAAAAATTCAAAATCTTCAAGGAAAATATGCTTTTCAACTTTTAACTTCAAAGCAGAGAGAAACTGTTCTACAGATGATAAATAAAAAGCTTGATATATGATATATATTCATATATTGTATTAGTTAATGGGATAGATAGGTAATAGCATACAAATTAATTGCACTGGTCAGTATGTAGACACTTTGCAAACCTTTCTATCCTTAAACATAGGAGAGTTAATATGAGTAAACCAATAGGAGTATGGCTAAAGATAGACAGAGAAAGCGAGGTTTGGCTTAATTATTGTTCTTTTGGTCATTATATAGAGAGTAAAAATGAAGACTCTTTTGGAATAGAAGATGATGATATTATGTATTACTTTAAAAGCAAAAAAGAACTTATAGATAATTTTCTTAACAAAGACACAGAAGAATTTAATGGTATAGTAAAAAGTTATGAACTTGTTTATAGAAATTCACCACCTAGAAAATGGTATAACTTTTTTTAAAATAAACTAACAAGAGAGGTTAAAAATGTCGAAAGGTAGTTGGCAACGAAAATCACAGATCAAAGAGAAAGATGTCTCTTTAAATTGGGACAAAGCATTTTGTGGCACTAAAGAGCCTGATGTTAACGTAGAATGGATTTGCTATACGAATTCAATCAATGAGATTAGGTATTCTTACGGATTGGACTCAAAAGTCTTTACAAAAAACGATAAAGCCCGATTCAATACAGCTCATACAGCTAAATATAAATAGAATATCCCTCATGGTAGCATATGGAAGTGCTACTTAATTCAATCTCAGTCGGTTAATCTTAGCCGATTATTCAATTCAATCAGTTAATCATAGCCGATTATTCAATCAGTTATTCAGTCAGCTAGATATTCAATCTTAGCCGTTTATCATAATTCAATTTAATTAATTTAATCTTATTTATTCTTATTTATTCTGATCTATCCAATATATAGGCATAATAAAATTAATTAGTCTATTGATAATATATTTATAATTTAACTTGTATTATAGATATATTTCATATTATAATGAGATATTGAATAAACATAGGTATATAAAATGGAAAACTTAACAACCATAGAAGATATTAAAAATATGTCTTTTAGAACATTGCAAAAAAACCAATATATATTTGAAGTTAAAGATGCTGAAATATTTCAATCATATAACAGCATAATAGCTATTAAATATAATAACGGATCTATAATTTTAGATTCTGATTATTGGGACTATTCAAAAACTACGGGAAAATATAGGAATATATTTTTAAATGAAGATAAAAAACAAACGGAAAAAAAGATTAAATCAGGTGAATATTCACTTAAAAAACTTAATTAAACTATATACGAGGTAAATAACAAATGAAAATAGAAACTATACAAGATATATATATTGATGATGATATGCATATATTACGAGGTAATGAAAGCTATATATCATATCAGTTATATAGACTTAAATTATATATAAATAGATTAATAAATCGAGGTAAATAAAATGCAAAAACAAAATATATATAAAATAATAATGGAATTATCAAAAAAAGAAGTCCATATAGCATATTATTCTGCTATTAATGAATTTTTTGCTATGAATAAAGCAATGAATAAGCATGATATTCCACTTAATAATATAATAAGTGTTTCATTGAGTGAGAATAACAATTAAATAACCATATATAAACATAGGAGAAAATAAGATGACTGTATTTATTGATGACATGACAATTACAAGAGTAATTACTAAAACAAAATACTGGGATAGTAAAAAAAAGAAGTCTATTCCATATAAAAAACCAGTTATTACTAGGGAATTTATAGGCAAGGTTGATCCAGTAGACCTTGAGGGATTTTTAAAAGAAGTATTTTTTAATTGTGATAAAGAATATCAAGCTGGATGGAATAGTGACTGGAATGTCCAAATTGAAGTAAAAGCTAACTTTAATAAAGAAATATTCTAAAATAAAATAACCATATAACCATTAATAGCCTAGTATAATCTGTATACTAGGTTTTTTTTTAGCATAAATAATTAAAGGGTTATAACAGTAGCCGAGACTGATAAAAAGCTCAAAATCAAGCTGTTACTAATCCATATTGAAGTTAATAACTGATATATTACTATCAAATCGACTAAAAGACTAAAAGACACAAACAAAAAAAACCCTATATTATAAATACAGGGTTAGTTATATATAATGATCTATTTATTTAATTGGTTTAATTGTAATTATTTCATCTGTATTAATATTTTTAAACATATAATTTTTATTATCTGTATACATATAAATTTCATAATCATTTATTAAATCTTCATTGGTACATTTATTACATTTAATAAAAACATCTTTTAGTGACTCCCATTCATATTTCATAATTTCACCTTTATTAAGTTACGCACTTCCTTGTGCTGTTAATCATTCCTTTAAATTAATTTCTTTTTAGCTTAATTTCTTCTCTAATCTCCTCATGCTTAGCTTCTCTAATAGCTTTATATAAAGGCTCTATTTTTTCATAATTATCTAATAAAACTGAGCTTTTAGGGACTGGTATTTTTAAGTCATGAAGCCCAGCAACAATTAAATCTGCTTCAATTCTTGTTATTTCAATTTTCATATCTATCTGACCTCTATTTTTATGCTATTTCTATTAACTATATGTTTAAAGTAATGATTATTATTATCTGTATACATATACATATAATCATCTTTTAAGTTTTGTTCTGTAAACTTGCTACAGATATTAAAAACTTCTTTCACATCTTCTAAAACTTCCATAATTCACCTATTTATTAAGTTACTTAATATTAATAATATATACATAAATACATATGTAAAGATATATTTCTATATATGAGTATTTATATTACATGTCTAATAATAATTGATTGAGTTCGACAACCTTAAAAAAGACTATCAAGGCATATATACCAATACATAAACATAATTAATACTTAACAAGCGATCTATCTAGCATTTAGACAATAACAAGGCTATATAAAGCAATCCGCCTACATTAAAGAGATGACTCAATAGCCTATACTCATAAGACAATATAAAGATAAGTAGAAGACAAGTATCTACCTATTAGACACAAGCAAGATATAAATAGTATTTACCTATTGAGAATAGTATTTATGTATTGAGATATAAATAGTAGTCTCTATCTTCTCACCCATTCCATACCAAATAAATAGCACATCATTGACCGATTCATATATTAGTACGTTATATGTACGTTTATTGTATGATTATTATACTATTATTGTATGATTCATGTACGATTATTGTACGTTTATTGTACAGGCGTAACCCCCTTTTGTTATTTGATATTATATATATAGTCCCACATCTGCTACGGAGGGGAATATCAATACTAATAAAATATATCACTACACACTAACTCT